TTGAAAGACTTCATTCATCCAATCACATCCTTTCTACTTTAATAAGTGTAATTCAAGTCCGGTTTAATCGTCAAGGGGAAGGAAAATGAGGGATAAGCGTATTTATCTGTTAAATATTCCTTTCATCCTTTCGGATATCTTCATATTCGCGTGAATAGCTGTACCGGAAGGAGCCTATAGTCTCCTTTCCTCTCGAGCCTCAAACTGATACTAGGAAATTCTTTCCAAGTATCAGTAATTCGCATCGAGTACGCTCGCTATTCATGCGAATATAGAATCCGAAAGGCTTCCCAGGAATATTTCAAGGCACTTCCCTCCCTCATTTTCCTTTCTCTCTCCTTTACCGTTACAGTGCAGGGTGTTTTGATGTGCATTCCACTAAGTGCAGTGCTTTTCTTCCCCTCATTGAGCCTTCCAGCAATAGAAATACTGAGGAGCACCCACAAAGTCTGCTTTTTCCCATTTGGAGGCGAGTGAAGACTCAAAAGCACGCGAAAACAAGAAAGCACTCTCTGTCAAAGCGAAATCCCTGATGTGAGAACAAAACCAACCATTTACACTTCCTTATTGTTGAATAGAGATCCTTGAGGATTACGTAGAATACTGCGGATTCCATAATAACTGTAATGGGGAATCGCATTAAAACGAATAAGAGGGCGTAAGGAATTTATTCCCTACGCCCTCTTTGAGGCTTTAAAGGTGAGAGACTTCGGCTCGAACCGGTGCCCCATTATAGTTTTTATGGATAAATCCGCAAGGATTCAAAGTAATCCGAAAGGATATTAGTACTCTTTTTTACTGTCTTTTTCTCTTTATTATTCTACAGATAATAAGTAAGTGTATACTGGTTGGTTTCCTTCATGGACTTCAACCTCTACATCAGGGTATTTCGCTTCTACAGCTTCAGTGATTTCTTCCACTTCGCTTGCTTCTGCGTCTTCACCATAGATGATTGTTAGGATTTCCGAATCATCGTTAATCATTTTATCAATTGTCGCAAGAGTTGCTTCCTTACGGCCCGCAATACTTACTAAAATCTTGCCATCTACAATCCCCATGAAGTCGTCAGTTTTGATTTCGACGCCATCAATGTTTGTATCACGAACAGCGTTTGTAATTTGACCACTTGATACAAGAGCCATTTGTTCGCTCATTGCAGCTTGGTTCTCTTCTAAGCTTGCTTCTGGATTGAAGGCTAATAATGAAGCTAACCCTTCTGAAATTGTACGAGTTGCAACAACGGCAACTGCAGCATCTTCTGATACTTCAGCCGCTTGGTTTGCAGCCATTTGAATGTTTTTGTTGTTTGGTAATACGATAACTTTTTCAGCATGCGCTTCTTTTACCGCTTGAAGAATATCTTCTGTACTTGGGTTCATTGTTTGACCACCGTTGATGATTGTCGTTACACCCATGCTCTTGAATAATTCTTGAATTCCTTCACCTGCAGCAACTGCTACGATTCCGTATTCCGCTTTTTGTTTTTGCGCTGCTTCTTTAACTTTTGCAGTGTAGTCTGTTTTTAACACTTCTTCGTGTTGCAAGCGCATGTTGTCCACTTTCACTTTCATTAATGAACCGAAGCGTTGTCCGTAGTTCATGACTTCACCTGGACGTTCTGTATGCACGTGTACTTTGATGATTTCATCGTCAGCTACTACTAATAAAGAATCTCCAAGTTCGTTTAAATAGTTACGGAAAGTATCGTAGTCGAATGTATCTACGACAGTTTCACCTTCACCGATTTTCACCATGATTTCAGTACAGTAACCGAATTTGATGTCGCCTGTTGATACGTGTTCGTAGTCAACGCCTGCTTCGTGGTGAGCCACTGAAGTTAAATCGATTTTATTGCTTTGTAATGATTGAACAGGAACTGCTTCTCCTGTTAATGCTTCGAAGAATCCGTTGTAAATGAATACAAGACCTTGACCACCTGAATCCACTACGCCAACTTCTTTTAATACTGGTAATAAATCTGGAGTTTTCGCTAATGCTTTTTCAGCACCACGTAAAACAGATCCCATTACTTCGATGATGTCGTTTGAAGTTTCTAACTTACGAACACCACGTTTAGCTGATTCACGAGCAACAGTAAGGATTGTACCTTCTACAGGTTTCATAACTGCTTTATAAGCTGTTTCCACACCGTTCGTAAATGCTTGCGCTAATTCTTCACCAGTGATTTCATCTTTACCGACAACGGCTTTAGAGAAACCACGGAATAATTGAGATAAGATAACCCCTGAGTTCCCACGAGCACCCATTAATAATCCTTTTGCTAAATCTTGTGCTAAATCACCTACAGTTGTTGCTGTAGAGTTTGCAACACGTTCCGCACCAGATTTGAATGAGAGCATCATGTTTGTCCCTGTGTCTCCATCTGGTACTGGGAATACGTTTAATGAGTTTACGAATTCTGCATTTTCAGATAAACGCATTTCACCGATTTCCACCATTGCGCGGAAATCTTGAGCCGTAATAGTTTTCATAGTTGCCATATTATTCTTACTTCCTCCTGACTAGAATCAACAAGCATTACGCTTCGATGATTTTAACTCCTTGAACATAGACATTCACTGTATTTGCAGCAAATCCTAACATTGTTTCTAAGTTATATTTCACTTGTTCTTGAACGTTTCTACAAATCGCAGAAATCTTAGTACCATAACCTACAATAATGTAGACATCCACTGCAACACCATCGTCTTCTTGACGAATCACAACTCCACGAGTGAAGTTTTCTTTCTTCAAGATTTCATTAAAGTTGTCGCGGATTTGATTGCGGCTTGCCATACCAACAACACCATAGTTATCCGTAGCGGCCCCACCAACAACCGTTGCAATCACTTCATTGCTAAGTTCAATTTGTCCATTTTCTGTTTGAATTTTTACTGTCATACAAATACCTCCCTTAAATGTATAAAGGTGTCTGTCTAATTTTTAGACAGATTGACACATTATTTCTATACTATAATATCATATTCCAAGCGGTTTACCTAGCCTTTTACCAATTTTTAACCCTCTTAGAAACTCATTAACCAGTACGCTTGCATTCTAAGGTCAACTATGCTAAATTATTTAAGTATATGATTTAGTTCAAAATTATATCAGCTGATAATGAATTAAATAAAGGAGGAGAATAACAATGGCTAAAGTATGTTATTTCACTGGACGTCGTGCTGAAACAGGTAACACTCGTTCTCACGCTATGAACGCTAACCGTCGTACTTGGAAACCAAACTTACAAAAAGTTCGCGTTTTAATCGATGGCAAGCCTAAAAAAGTATGGGTTTCAACTCGTGCATTAAAATCAGGTAAAGTAGAACGTGTTTAATACAGAGCACTATTAAAAAGAGATTAGGCGATATCCCTAAGCTCTTTTTGTTTGTCTAAAAATAAATAAGCCGAAGGCTTGAAAAGATAAATGAAACTGCTAAAGACATTCAAAGATATTTGAAGGAATCCATAGCGGGATTTAGTGTAATGGTACCGGCAGGAGCCTAAGGTCTCCTTGCCTACCAAGCTTCAAACCAAGGCTAAGCGACCAGTCGCTAAGCCTTGGTAATTCACATTGGTTACTCATTCATTACACTAACCGCTATATCCTCAAATATCTTTTTTGTGTCTTTAGAAAATTTCGCTCTTTTCAAGCCTCTTATAATCCATTAAAAAATAACAAATTACATAACTTTACAACAGTTTGTGAACGTTGTTATTTCAACATTTTTAGCATTAAACCTATTATAAATGTATACTTGAATAAATTTGAATCTGGGTCACTTTCTGGGTCAGTTTAAAAAGCATTTCCACCCTCACGGTAAGAATTAAAAATAAGAATAATCAAAAAGCAGGAATTAAATCTCCTGCTTTTGTAATTTTTCGGCATATTCAGTTAGTGTACTACCCGTTTTTATAGTTAGATTTTCTATTTTACGTTCGCCTCTAACTAATCTACCTAAAATAGATAAATTCACTCCTGTATCTTTTTTTATTCGATATTGAGTTACATTATTTAATAACCATTCAATTTTCTCTGTGTCTACTTTCATTGTTATCTCCTTTTCTCATATTTCTTTCTAGCTGTTATCCAATGCTTCCTAATTTACAATACACATACTCATCAAATTTTATTTCAGTCTTCTATGGTTTTAAATTCATCTTTTGGATAAAGATAGTCTTCTCCTGATTTATCTATTATTCTATACCATCCATCTTCCTCGGACAAAACTTCATATACTCTTCCATGTTCAAGAGTATGAGGCTCTGTAGGACCTAAATAAACTACTTTCATTTTATTCCCCCTCCCTAGTAGTACACGGTATATTCCGTTAATGTACAAACTTTTTTTGTTAATTTATCTATCTTACGTTCTCCTTTTATTTAACTATTAAAGGATTAGTTATTCCTCAACTATCTCAAAAAAGTCTTGGGAATATAAATAATCTTCATTAGATTTGTCAACAATCCTGTAAAAATCGTTTCCGATAGATATTACTTCATAAATTTCTATAGCTTCCTTACTGAGAGACCTTTTCTTAACGTAAGTCAGGATGACTGATTGTGTAGGTAGCTGATTCTCATATTTCTTTCTAGCCATTCACTCATCCTTTCTGTTTTTAACTGATTTGAGGTAATATAATATCCCAAATATCCACTAAACTTTTACCATCGAAAACTTTTGCATCAATGGCTTCATCCAGCGTATTATACTCTAATCCTTGATTATCATAACCTACTACATATACTCCGATAGGCAAGAAAGCAGCTCCTTTGTCATTATAATAAAATTCTATATCAGAATTTAAAAATTTTTTTATTTCTTCTCTAGTCATAATATATCACCATTCTCAAATTTATCTTTTACTGTTAATCTAATAGGCTTTCCATCCTTTATATACAATCCTTCCATTAAAAAATAATAAATTACATCACTTTATAACAGTTTATGAACGTTGTTATTTCAACGTTTTTAGTATTGAACTGTTTATAAATATATACTTGAATAAATTTAAATCTGGGTCAGTTTAAAAGAACATTTCCACCCCTACGGCAAAAGTAAAAAGGAGTTTTCAGTATTAATATATAACATCAGGATTATACAGTTGAATATCATCTTCATTTAATGGAATTCCCGTTTTTAATGATTCTTCTAGTTGCTTAATAGCTTTTTCTAATTCCTTTGGATGTTGCTCTATGTTAACAGGGTTAAAAAATATAGCATTTTCTAAAGAAACGTTGAATTGTTTTTCATAGCGTTTCACAAGTTCCTCTGAAAAATATCTTAAACGATCATACACATTGTTATACATATTTCTATCCTTTCAATATCAAGCCTACTGTCAAATGTAAAAAATCTAAATCATCTTTTATTGTTTTTAATACCCTCTCATTTGTTGCAAAATCGATTGACTGAAGAAACTTTTCCGAAGGTTCAAATAGTCCTTGTAATCCCATACTTAATACTTCTGTTGCGCTGGGATATTCCTTCCCAATATAAGGAGAAATGAAACTATCTTTTTTTGTTACTTCTGTTGTTCTATAATTAAAATTCGGAAAAATCTTTTTTAAACTGATAGGTTGCTCTCCAGCAGTACGGTTATTAACCCATTCTTTTTCAATTCGTAATACATTAGGATTTGCCCATTCAATCAAATGTCCTATTTCATGATATGGAGTAACTTTTCTTGTTCCCTCTGTGGCTATGGTTAAATATCCATCTTTATAGTCAAGGTATTTTGTGTCATACGCATTTCCTTTTGAATTAACCGCCCCTCGAATAAAAAAGCCACGTCCGGATTTTCTTGCTAATATTTTTCTATTATGCTTTTCAGGGATTTTCGACCATTCTTTTGGATAATATGAAAAAGCTTCCTCTAACCCATCTTTAACGACTTTTGAAGAACCTTTCGCCCAAGAATCGTTAGAAACTGAACCGCCCATCTCTCTAAAATTTGAAAAAATCGATTTCAGTTTATCTTTATCGCCGATATGATTAACGATATCGAAATGATTTGAAACTTGTTTTCCTATTTCAATTATATCATTCGATGTTGCTTTATTTAAATCAATTTTGCTCAAAGCGTCTTTTATCTCTTGTAATTTATATCCTTCAATTCTTTGTCGAGTCTGAACCGCTTCGTCCTCCGAACTCCATTTTTTGCTCCACACGTTTTGCTTTTTTCCATCTCCTGGATGATAGTCCAATGTGCAAGTGCATCTATCATGCCGTCTAAACACATCCTTGTTAACACCCGGATACGTGTAAACACCAGCTAATTTACTACACCAAGCGCAACAATTACCGTCAGTTGTTCGAACAATCTTTGGTTTTAATCCAGATTTAAAATGGAAATTTGCGTTTACTTTGATGTGATTATCTACAATGTTTTGACTAAAGTTAACGATAGGTTCTTTAAGAATCCATGACACATCGTCGAACTTTTCCTCGTATGACAATCGATTTACTAGTCCATTAATTCTTTCTTGGTTTATTGGAGTCTGGATGGATTTCAATCCAATTCCAGCCTCCTTATTTAAAATCTCTTGAACCTGCTTTGTGTATGAACTTACCATCTTGTGGTTAGTGCCTAGAGTTTCATTCAAAACGCGACTAGCAATGTTAAAATGCATCTTTCCATCAGGAAGAATCGAACCACTAATATTAATTTGAAGTGCCTCAGAAAGAATCTGCCCTAATTTAGTTGAAAATTCATGAGCGTCTATAAAGTTAGCTTTACCACTTCGCGCTAGAAGTAGTAACCTCTCTAATTCTGCACTCTTTTCAGCCTTGCTAAAGAAATCTGCTTTAATTTTCTCAAGAAGTTCAGGTACAATGTCGTATTCATACGAAATATCATAATTATTCATTGTCTTTACCTTCAACCTTAGTATTGTTCAACATGAATTCAGCTTCTTTTTCACTCATTCCTGTTGAAGCGAGCAATGCTATTCCGTTTTCTTTTGAAAGCACACCTTTCTGGTAATTGCTTAATAGTGAAGTTATTTCGTAAGTCGAAATAATCCTATTTTTTTGCTTGTCAGAAGCGTCATCAGTAACTTTCACTTTTTGCTCTTGTGCTTCTTGAACGGGTTTTGCTTCCATATTTCCTTCTATACCAGTTAAATCTCGAATTGTTTCTGCTGTGATATATCCTGGTAGAACCTGGTTTACTTTAATTGCACCGTCACCGAGCATAGTTAATGTAGATGCGTCTGCTTCGAATAATGGTTCCCATTTAACTTTTACTTTTGTAAATTCCTTTCGCATGTATCTGAAATCATCACGCAAGCAAACCGCTACATAAGCTACATTTCGCAAGCCAGACCCAATAGAGCGATGTGCAGCCTTTCCAGAAAGCCTTAAGTTCTCATGACTTGCTTTAATGGCCTCAACACTCGATGGATTATCAGAAGGAAAACCTAAATCATCCATGGTTAATCCTGTTTCACCAGCAAATCCAGAAGCCGCCATTTTAAGTTGTTCAACGAACGGAGTCATACTTGCAGTTGTAAATTGCCCAACAGACGGTTTATCACCATCATCGTCCTTTGTGAACATAATAAAGCTTGAAATAGTTGCTTTTATGCTTTCTACCGATTCTGCGTCTTGGCTAACCCCTAGAGCAAATTTTTGAGGGAATGAGTAAAATTCAGCAGTAATCTCTGAACGTTCAATTGTTCTCTGAGCTGTTTTTTGATAAGAAATTCCAGATTTAGTAATGCGTGAGCGCCCAAACGGTCTTTTTGCATCAGGTTTATGGATAATAGGCACTAACAATGGAATTCCTGTTGGATTTTCGATTGAGTACGGCTCTTCCCCTTTTGGATAAAATATTGTTTCGTTTGGAGTGAAATACGCTTCTAGCAGTGGATTCTCATAATCATCTCGTTTGAGTACTGCATAGCCTTCAGTTAATAAATTAGTAATTGGATCTATAATCCCAGTTGCATTGCTTGCCTCAATTACTTGTAATCTAGGCATTCCCTCTTCATCTTTAGAAACGTAGATAAAGCAGCATGAACCAATCAATGCTGATAAAATAGCTGAATCAAAGAAGATATCCGGATTGTTGTACTGGAATATTTCATCGATGTTGAAATTGTCGTTCGCGAATTCTCTGAAAATCAATCTGTCAGCTAAGCTGTCTACAGCTTTTGTTGTCCATCCTAGTACAGCCTTATATTTATCCCTAATTTGAGCAGGAATAGTAATTCCGTCTGTATTATCAATTTTTTCCATAGAATAGTACTCATATCGCATTTGAACTCCAGTGCGATATCCTTCTAACTTCCTACGGAGATATGCTTTGCCTTTCAATTCCATTTTTATTCTCCTTTTTTGAGTTTTGGCGCGAGAAAATATGTACAATACTGCCTGGGAGCTCGGCCAAGCCAAAGGGTAGGTTCCCCTCCCCCTATCACTCAGAGGGCTATCACTCAGGTTGGTAATTTGCCCAATCTCTTGTTTGTGGCAAGTTGCGGTTCCCGAGGACTTGTTTTACTTCACGCGCTTGATTAAATAATTTATCTGATTTTTGCCTGTTGCAAGTCCAGTGTGCGAGCTGTAGATTCTCAATGTCGCTTGGATGTCCACCTTTGTTGATTGGAACAATGTGATCTATTACTGGCGACAGTGGATGTGGATACTTAAGCTTGAAGTCTACAGGCTTACCACAAATTCCACAGACGTTCTGCGTCTTGAATATCTTCTTCTTATTCTTTTCGAACGCTACTCGATGCGGTCCAATCCTATCTGGTCTTACCATTTCAATTCATCCTTTATTTAAATTTTATGCAGCAGGGTCATTTTAACCCTACCGGGTTTAATTGCATGGGGGTGTTTTTATTATCGTACCGCCATTTCTAAAGGGGTGGGGGTATTAAATATTCAAGGGTACCGGGGTATTCTTGAATTTATCATATCTTATATTGTGTTAAATTCGAGCAACGCTCGAAACCATTGATTTAATAATGTTTATTTAACTTTTCTTTTTTGAATTTACAAATTCTCAATATGTTAAATTAAACGTCTCTATAAGTAGAAATCGTCCATTGATTTATCCTGTTGGTCTTGCTGGATTCCGATGTATCGAAGTGTGATATCCGGACTTGCATGGTTGAATAGAACCATCAACATGGCTACATCTTTGTTGTTCTTGTAGTGATGATAGCCAAATGTTTTGCGCATCGTATGTGTTCCGACATTCTCGATTCCAATATCTTCTGCTGCAGCTTTGAGAATGTAATAAGCAGCTTCACGAGTGATCGCTTTATTCTTTCCCTTTCTGCTTTTGAATAGATAGTCATGTGGGTTCATGTCTTTGATGTACTCTTGTACTTCTTTACGGAAAGACCTGTTCATCTTTCTTTTGAGAATCTTTCCTGTCTTTAACTCTCTGATGTTCACGTACTGCCCTTGAACATCCTTAGCTTTTAATTTAATAATGTCACTGATTCTTAATCCAAGATTAATTCCAAATACGAACAGCATGTAATTACGTTCGTTCCATTCTTTTAGGTAATCTTTCATAGCCTGGATGTCATCAGGATTGCGAATAGGTTCTACGAAGTTCATACTGTTTCCTTTCTTAAAAACTAAAGAGCGTACTCATCAGCACGCTCTTTGACAGTTTTTGTTGGTTTATCTGGGGAATTACCGTGAGTGGAGTCGAACCACTCTACATCCAACACGGCACTGTTAGCAGTCGTCCATGCTGCTAACTTGGATACACCTTTTTCAGGACTGGCTTTTTAAAGATGTTTCCGCATCTCTATCCTTGTATCTACACGATACCACAGTACATATTATAAAATAATTCCCTTAAATTGTTTTACAAACTTTTTTAGTCATATTCTACAATAAATGAAACTACTCTTCTTCGTCGTCTGTTGCACCATCTTGATATACATCTACACCCAGAGCATAGGCTAGTTGTTTAATGCCTTCCATTCGTATATCTCGAATAGTGAATTCACTGTAGTTCATTTCACTTCCAATTAGTACATCACTTTGCTCCTTGATTAATGATCTGTAAATTACTACTCGATTAACTGATGGGATACTGTTTAATGCTTCATTAACACGTTCAACGTAATCTTTGAACTTCTTCCCTACCGTATCACTCCACAGTGCAGCATCTTCTGTTGAGGAGTGAAACTCATTAGTAAATGAAGGTGGGACAATCGTATACTGAGGAGTGATGCGAGGCTCACTCTTCAGATACAACTTGTTTAACGCGTTCTTATATCTACCGATGACTTTCATCACCTCTCGCTTTGTAGCTTTATAATCGAGTTCCGGATAATCAAATAGGTGAATACTCTCCAAATACTTGCACCTCGATTCGTTAGAATGGCAAGTCATCGTCTGATACTCCAGTGAATGGACTTTCTTCGATTGGTTGAGCTGCATTGCTTCTAGATTCTGTTACTTTCTTTGACTCTAATAACGAGAAGTTCTCAGCAACTACTTCTGTGATGTATTTTTTACTGCCATCCTTCTCATAACTTCTTGTTTGGATTCGTCCTTCGATTCCAACTAGTGAACCTTTGCTCGTGAACTTGATAAAGTTCTCTGCAGCAGTAGACCACATCAAACAATTGATGAAATCTGATTCGTATTCACCATTTTGATTTTTAAATTTCTTTTGTACTGCAACACTGAACTGCGTGTACTTAGTGCCGGTTGTTGTAAATTTTAGTTCTGGTTTCTTTGTTAATCTGCCTACTAGCACAACGTTATTAATCATTTATTAACCTCCAAATATTTCTCGTGAGCTTTCAAATCGCCTTTTAAAATTCGGCTCACTCGTTTGAATTCTTTAATTGCTTGAGACCTCATAGGTTTAATTCCGTCCTTACGAGCCTCGTCTGTTTCTGGAATGTAATATCCAGTTCTTCCGTTTCGTTCTCCGATGATCACAATTCCGTATCGATTAACTAGCGTATCAATTACTTTCTTAACTTTACGTTCCGATAGCTTAGTAATGCTTGAGATATCCACTCGGTTAATTCGTCGAGTATCGCTTACTGGAATTAGTCTTAATACCATTCGTTCTTCTGGACTCATTCTTTCCATTACCCAAGCTCCTTTAATTCTTGTAATCTATCTAAGTTGTAACCTACCCAGGCATTATCGAAATTTTTATCTAATGTAACAACTGGCATACTTTGGAAGCCAAGTGATTTAATCTTTTCTAACGCTTCCGGATTTTCAATAACATCCACTGTATCGTATGGAATTTTATTTTGATCTAGCCAAATCTTAGTCATCTTACATTGGATGCAATTTGGTTTAGAATAAACTGTTAACATCAAAGTCCTCCTTGTTGACCGATAATCCTAATACATTTTTCGTACTAAAGATTGCTCTTTTCTTTTGACCGTCTGACATACTTGTATAATTAAAAGTAATAACATAATAGAATTTGTTATCTTTCTTCAAGTCCGTCACGTTTTCAAATCTTAATGTTTGTCCATGTTTTAAAAATATAGTAAGGTGCATTGTTATCCCTCCATAAATACTCTTTTGTTAATTCTGATAACTATTGTGTTATCAATTGGTTCATCCATCACTATCGCTGAATCTACTGGAAGAGTTTCAAGTATATTTTTTACTGCTTGTTCGTAACTTGTTTCTTTTTGCTCTTCCTTAATGCATTTTTCTAATTCGATATATTCCATTATTTTTTCAATATAATGAATATCTGAATCTATAGTATTCTTTGACCTATATATAGCTACTAATGACATAACAATCGATAAAATATTTACGATAGTTAGTATTGTTAAACGTACGTCCATTTTTATCCCTCACAATCTACAAATAATTCTTTAATTTCGTCCCCGAATAATTCGATTGCACGTTCGGCATCTTCTTCATTTTTGAAATAGCTAAAAATATGAAAATGAGTTCCAAGAACGATATAACTAACATAAAGACTATTTTTCATTTCTGAATAGAATAAACAGTATTTTTTGTGTGAAACATCCACCATATCAGGTTTCCATCCATCATTGCATTCATCACGAAACGCTCTGAATCGTGTTAGTAAATTTCTGCGTTTTGATTCTAGTTTGGCTGCTTCTTTGGTTGGAAAGATGTTGCCTTGACTAAAAAAACTATTATCGGCTTCTATGCCCCTCCAAGAATCTGAAAAAACGTCTCCACTTGATTGGATACAATAATGGTTATCCCCATACTTATACGGGCATTTCATCTCCCATGTATCTTCCTCTTTTTCAGGTGCTTTAATATCAACTAATACTTTTGATAATTCATTAGCTAAATTAGCAAAGAATGCTCTGTAAGAATCTGCTGTTTTTACTAACTCTTCCAACGAATTTACGTCTTGTTTTTTATCTTTCATCGTTATCCTCCTATTCATCTCTTTCTTTCTCATATCCCGCAATTGCTCCAGCAAATAACGTGACTGTAGGAACAATGATATCGATTCGAGAAACCCCTAAGACATTCAACACAAAAATCGTGTACGTCATTAGTTGCCAAAAAATTACCCATAATTGATTCGTTTTCATTTATTTTTTATCTCCTTCTTAAGTCGCACTCTTTAGCCCACATTGTTCGAGCGGTTTATCTAATCTCCGAGCTGCACCCTTGAGTTTGTCACTTTCTTTTAAAATAATAGTTTCCATCGCCTTCAACGATGTTTCGAATCCAAGTAAGAACGCAAACCGTTCATCATAGCTCATCTCTTCAAGTTGTCCATAATTGATATCTTCTTGGAATTGTTTCAACGCTCTGTCATACATCAACATGTCCTTGTACTTACAGTGTGCCACAATTAAGTAATGTACATCGTCTTTTAATTTTTCGAGTGGTGTTTTCTCTTTCATGATTAATCCTCTAACCTTTCAATTAACAAGTCCAAATGTTCCTTTGCTTTTTTTAGATCCTCGAGCATTTTCCCTTTACTTGGCGCTCGCAGCACATACTTCAATACGTTACCTGCAATATATCCATCAAACGAGTTTTCGTATTTTGGAATGAAATTCTCCATTACAGTGAACACTTCTAACCCGTTGATGCCTTGGTAATGCTTTGGATGTTTGACTGCCTCTTTGATTTTTGCATTTTCAGCTAGTCTACACACATTCACAACATCCATTACTGCACCTCTTTCACGAATACACCATTGATAACTTTTCCTTTGCGGTCCTTAATCTCGTGATAAGCACTTTCTAGGCACTCCATGAAATCAAGTTTGCGCTGCATGCAATATCCAATTAGTACTACTGTGATATCTCCAACCGCGTCAATCTCTTCATCGCGGTTGATATGGATATATGCTTCTTTTAATTCGTCAACTTCTTCCTGTAGTTTGGTTAACTGTCCACTTCCGTCCAGCGTATCCAATCCGCGTTCTACGAACCAGTTTTGGACTAATCGAATTAACTCTTCGCGTTCGATTCGTCTTTTTTTAATTGGATCATTTAAATTCATTTAATGCCAGCTCCTTCAAAATATTCTTCTAATCTGTCAATGATTTTCTTACGTGTGCTCCAGCCAATTTCGTATGGATTGCGTAAGAATTGGTTTAACGTTGTAGTTCTGATTTTTAATATATCTTTAGCCATGTGTCTAAAATTGTTTTCTGAATCAGCAATCATCTTTTCAATATCTGCCCTGGTATCCATCAATAATGAATCGTAAAAAGCGTCTAACCTATTAGGTCCGATGTTCTTTTCCATCTTGTTTATGTGGAACGGTTTAGAAACAGCTATCTCAATGATATTTCCGTTCAATCCGTTTTCCTTCATGTACTTTCTAGCTTCACCGTACTTTTTGAATTTCATAGCTTCATGTTGACTTGCTTTGAATTCAAATGTTTTAACTGGATGCCTTCTGTCCAGGTATCCGGCTATGCTGCTGTGATCTACAATTTGTTTGAAATACATATTGCTGTTTTTAATCGCAAATGCCATACTCCTTCTCCAATTCCGCCATAATTTCAATATGGCTCCTGATTTTCTTCATTACTTCGCTATGAGGGTCTGAAACTTGGTAAGTGGCTATTATTACATCATTTCTATCCTCAACTAATCTAAATCCATACATTTTCTCTAGTTGAGCCACTTCCAGCGCTTGCCATATAGCTTTGTCTTTCTGTTCTTCCTGTTTTTCGATGTATTCTGCAGCGTAAGGAAGATGTTTATACATACTCATTGCCTTAATGTTCTTCTGGCACTGCTTAGCCTCTTGTAACATGGTCATTACTGCTCGAGTTGTTTTCAATCCTTCCGATTGCATAATTTTTTCGAACTCTCTTGCATTCATCTACGCTCAAACTCCTCTACAAAATTCATTTGAGCCTTATAGAACTTGAATGTTGAGTCCATCAAATCGCCTTCACGGTTCTTCTTGATAGAGAACTTCACTCGTTGATAGCCTTCGTGGTTTTCTTCTGTCTCTTCGTTGCTCAAAAATCCAACGACATTTGAATCTTGTTCAATTGAACCTGACTCTCTTAAATCACTCAAAATTGGTGATTTGTCCTGGCGCTGTTCAACTCCTCGAGACAATTGCGATAAGATAACAATAGGCACTTGATGTTCATTAGCAAGGTTCTTCAATTCCCTTGTAATCTGCTCAATCTGAAGCCTTCTGTCGCGATTGTTGTTGACTTTGATAAGTCCTACATAATCGATGACTGCTAAATATTTACCTGGCGCTTGACCTGCAGCACGTTCTTTAATAATTCCAAGAATGTGATTGAGTTCAGATACCGTGTCATAGACTTTCAAGTCTTTCTGTTTGAAATACTCAATAGTCGCTCTCACTAGCTCCTTATCTCCAGGCTTCAGCATTCGATTCATCTTGCGAAGGTAGTACGTATTCAGAGTAGTCATCTTTGCTACAAATCGTGAGAATACTTCCTTCTTGCTCATTTCAAGGCTAAATAGGTCTACTCTTAACCCGTCGTTTCTCTGTAGCGCTCTATCGATTAAATTGATTGTCCATGCACTCTTTCCGACTGAAGGTCTAGCTCCAACCGTCACTAACATTCCTGGACCAATTCCACCTCCAAGTGCTGCATCCAATCCGCTGAATGTCTTTATCCCGTCTTCGATATCGTGTTCAAGCTCATACTCGAATTGTTCAAATGTTTCTGATAAGTCTCCGACATTTTTCTTTCTTGATAGCTTAGAAATCGCATTTAACAATTCAAGCATTTCTGCTTCTAATTGCTTAGTTGGGAATTCTGTGTGTTCGGCTTTAACCTTTTCGAGTTTAGCTCTCAAATACTCACGATGTAGTTGATTAGCCAGGTAATCTAATCCGGATGTTGTTGCGTTATCTTTCTGTAATGCTAGTAGATACTCATATCCAATCGAATTACCTTTTAATTCGGCTCTGACTTTAGCGAATAACTCCATCAATCCATCTAAGCGACTACCGTAATTATTTAATATTTCAAAGATCGTTTTAAAATTCGTATCTGTGAACCATTCATCTTGCAGATACGTTGATTGAGCTTTATCGAAATCTTGTAGGATTGCAGATATGATTGATTTTTCTAACTCGTAATTGTTCATTGCCAACCCTGCCAATTCTGTCCGTATAAGTCTCTCATCTTGTCTTCAACAGATTGTCCAGACGATACATTTCTATTCACTCTATCTGGTGCCTCGTTTAAGTATCTTTCAAACTTTCCGCCGAATAGTGTTTCTGGTCTTAGATACTTATTCATCTCCTCGTTATTCAGCCACTGCTTACACTTGAAATCAATAACTTTCTCAAAGTCTTCAACTGTGAATCCATTGTCTAACAGCTTATGGATTAACTGTACTGTCTTCTTAGTCTTAACTGACCATTTCTTTCCAGAGCGTTTATTTAGATAATCAATAATATGTCTAGTCTCATCAGTCCAAACAACCTTACTCGTTTTCTCCTCTGAGACATTATTATTATTCTCTGTAGTAGTCTCTGTGTATTCTCTGGTATAGGTCTGTTCAAATTGAACACATCCATCTGTACAATCTGAACACATCGTCTGTTCATTTTGAACACATCGTCTGTTCACACATTGGTACTCGATTGTGTACCATTTTGTTTTGTCGAATTTTTTCTTATTAAAGTTCCCAATTCTAATGACTTTCTGTTTTTCTAAGTTGGTCAAAGTCCTTCTGATAGTCATTGCTGACCAGAATGGGAATTCTGTTTGCCAATCTTCTAATGTCTTATAAAACCATTTAACTCCTTCAAATTCATGGCTGCTCTTAATCAACCAGTAGTGCATTTGTTGGAGCATAATCGCTTCATTCAAGCCGATTTCTTTAGCAAGCGATGGCAGCACTTGTAAAGGTGGTTCGTTAATTAATAACCGACTCATTGAATATCCCCTTCCAACGTGTTATAATAACTTTAGTTAATATTTGTATGACGGCTTTTATAAGTCGTCTTTTTTTAATACTCTTTTTTTCAATTCTTCAATTAATTCGTTTGTACTGTATTCTTCTAATGGATTAGTATCTGGTAGATTAGTATTTAATAATTCTATTACTGACATTCCTACTGAATTTGCAATTTTTTTAAGCTTATTTGACTTTGGCAAATGTTTTCCATTTTCCCAAAGTGAAACGACTTGTTTATGTGTATTGAATAGGCGACCAAACTGTTCTAAAGTCATGCTTCTTTCAAGTCGAATGTGTTTTATTTTTTCTCCAACTTTCAAATAATCTGAGATTTCAGCTACTGGTGAACCATTTAATTCTTCGATTTTTTTTAGTGTTTTAATGTTAGGTAAGGATTTCCCCTTTTCCCATCTAACAATTGCTTGTTGATTGGTACCTAACAAATTTCCAAATTGTTTTTGAGTTAATTTTTTGTTTTTCCTTATTTCCCATATTTTTTCTCCAATAATCATTTTAAAGTCCAATTTAAATTCCCCCTTCCAACGTATTAAAATTACTTTATACGTTTAAAAGCTCTCTTGCAGTATCGTATGCACCTTCTAAGGTTGAATGAGTACTGCTACTTTTGTAATTTCCAAGAAATACAACCAATCGATACTTTCCATCGATGAATCTTATTTCCCTTCTTAGTTCACTTCCAACCATTACATCGTATTCGTTTGGCTCGAACATATTCATTTCAAAACTAATCATCGAATATCACACCTTGTTTAGTTAGTCAGCGTTCCCGCGCTGGCTATTTTCGTCTTTATAGTCCCACCAATGGTCTATAATCACTTGATAGATATTGTCAAAACCTCGTACTTGATACTTAGTTTTTAACCCACCTTTATCAATCAAATAAACGTTATACTCGTTATCTCCAATGTCTTTGTAACTACCAATAACCACTCTATTTCTGAATACATTACCTTGAATTAGTTCAATCATTTTATTTTCCTCTTTCTTTCCACGTATCCTGAAAATCAGGTTCGATATATTCATTGCTCATAATCAGATTTACTTTGTTTGTGTGTTGATGATTCGCCTCCCCAATCAAGAGCACAATGCTCATCATTGCGATAATGATTCCAAATGCTAAAATGTACCATCCTAGCATCCATTTCAAAAATGGAATGAATTGTACCCTCGTTTTTCTTCTTTGTTTTGTTCTCATCGTTTTCTCCTTCCATCCCATACCTTCTGAATTTCATCGATCATGCTCGCTTGATATTTGTATGGGCGTGTATCTGTTCTTCTAGCAGCAACGACTACAGGATGATTTCTCACATCACTTTTGAGCCAAGCGCTGGAACTCGTTCCGATTTCAGCACACAATTCTTCAGTTGTTATCCATCTCTGTCTACTTCTTGAATCAATAAATGGCTTTATTAAATCAACAAATTTCTCTGGATTTCTTCTTACTACTTCTAAAAATATTGGCTCGTAGTAATCTAGTGTTGCTTTTTCCATAAGTTCCTCCTTTCATGTTTTTTTCATATTGTTGAAACCCTCTTTCAGATTTATAATCATATTTGGAAAGGGGGTGTTTATATGTCTAAACCAATTAAACCTGGTACAGATAACCAGCCAAAAGGCACATACCAAGAAGTTGGACCTAAAGGCGGTGCTGTAAATCGACCTCGCGTTGTTCATATTGATAAGGGGGACCGTCTCCCACCTACTCAAAAACCTGGGAACAAATGGGTCAAAAAATAGTTTTATTGGGTCGTCTCTTAAGAGATGGCCTTTTTAATTTTCCAGAAGCAAAAACACCAACTTAGAAAATTGATTTGTAACCAAGCTTCTGCATACTTGATTCCATCTTCTTCGTAAAATGTCATGTAATGGTGCAATCATTTCACCTCTTTCTGTTCGAATTAAATCGTATTTTTAACCTAAAAAAATATGATCTAATTTAACTTTGTATAATGCACTTAATTGGTGTAGCAAATTCATAGGAATTTTAGTACTATCTTTCTCATATTTTGCGATAGTTTGTTGATGAACTCCTAGTTTTTCCGCTACTTCTTTCTGAGTTAAATTAATGTTAACTCTTGCAGCTTTTAACGAAATTTGTGTCAAAATCCGTTCCTCCTTTCAAATTTCTTTAACTTATGAGTCTATAATAATACGATTTAATTCGTATGTCAACACTTTTACTATAAAAAATTCGATTTTTTTGATATTTTTTTATTTACAAATACGATTTAAAACAGTACTATAATATCAATAGGAAATAAGGAGGTGCTAGAAATGGCACGAGGAAGAGGCAAGTACACTCCTAATGATATAGAAATCATGAAGAGAATATCTGTTAATATCAATGAATTACTTAATCGTACTAGAACTAAGCAAGTTGAATTATCTAAACATACTGGAATACCTACAAGCACTTTAACTGGATATGTTAAAGGTACATCTATGCCGAATCCAGGGAATGTACAAAAGATTGCAGATTTTTTTAACGTAGAAAAATCTGCTGTAGACCCTAGGTTTGCTCAAAACTCGTTTTCAACGGCTACTCCAACATGGGCAACCAATGAAGATGTTATTGATATTGAAAAAGCTTTAAAATTAAATACAACAGCTATATCTTACGATGGTATTGAATTGACAGAAGATGAAAAAGAAAAGGTAGATGCGATTATTAGAAGCGTACTTTGGGATAAATTAAAAGACAAAAAGGAAGGGTAATTATTGGATATTAACACATTAGTAGAAAATCATCGAACAGCTAATCCATTCGTGATTGCTGACAACTTAAATATTAATTATTTGTATGTTGATTTTCCATCTAGATTAAAAGGGAGAATTATCGTTACAAACGATGGAGAGCCTATTATATTACTGAATAATTCTTTGAAAAACTCGAATGAGAAATATTTAGTTATGGCTCATGAATTGAAACATGCTATAGATCATGCTGATTTAATTGGGTACTATTCTGCATGCTATGGCGGCAAAGGAAAACTAGAGCTAGAAGCTAATAAATTTGCAACAGAATTAATGCTGCTGCTCTATCAAGAACAGTATCAAGATATTCCAGATACATTCGATAAGTTAATTGCAGCTTACGGTGTTAAGGAAGAAATGAGAGAATATTATTAAATGGTAAGGGAGAATTATTTATGAAATTCGGATTAAGAAAACCAAGCTGGAAGAAAATGCTTAAAGCACGTACTACTTCAAAATGGAAGAGACAGATTAAAAAAGCTGTTATCCCTGGATATGGTAAGAAAGGGATGGGCTTCTGGAGAAGTCCAAAGAAACACTTATATAATAAAGCGTATAAAAGAACTACATTTGATATATTCAAATTGTTAGGTTTAAAGAAATAATGTATATAATCAATGCGGAAATGGGGTGAGATGTATGGCTAGTATATACAGAAGAGGTAAAACTTGGGCCTACAAAGTATATTACTATGATAACGGCAAGCAAAAGGCTGTTTCCAAGAGTGGATTTAAGACTAAAGCTGAAGCAAAGGACGCATCCATCCTTCGTGAAAATGAAATGCTGCAAGGCAAGAACTTTGCTAAAGAAAGAATGCTTCTTGCAGATTATATGGAAAATTGGAAAAAATTATATAAAGACGGTACTGTGTCGTTAGGCGTCTCTAAGCGTATTGATATGATCATTCGTTATGTTCGAAAAAATTTTAATGTCATGCTCAAGGATATCACTCACGATAGCTATCAAGCTTATATTAATCAATTAGCAGAAAGGCTATCGACTGAATCTGTAGCCAAATATCACACCTACACCAGTGGCGCTATTAAGCATGCGGTCCAGACTAGGGTTCTTATGTATAATCCATGCGAATTCGTTAAGATTAAAGGGAACGACGAAAGAGCATTTACTGAAGAAAGTAAATTTTTATCTTTTGAAGAGTATCAAAGACTATATGCAGCATTATTAGATGGAATCAATCCTAGATATCAATCACGCTATATTATTCTTTTAGCCATGGTAAGCGGTATGCGCTTCGGAGAATGTCTCGGATTGACCTGGGATAATTTAGATATAGAAAACAATACTGTAAAAATCGAAAAAGGATTCGATTCATTGCACACTAGAGATTTTACGGACGGTAAAACAAAAAACGCAAAAAGAACTATTATTATCCCAAGTGAAGTTATGTCGTTATTATTTCAACTTCCAAAAGATACTGAAAGAGTATTTCACGACATCACAAATAATGGAGTCAAAAAAACTCTCGATAATACACTTAAAAAAGCGAAAATCGAGAGAAAAATTAGATTTCATAGTTTGAGACATACACATGCAAGTATCTTGCTATCGCAAGGGGTGCAAGTCGTATCAGTGAGTAAGCGATTAGGTCATGCTAACCCCACAGTAACCATGCAGACGTATGCTCATGTCATAAAAGAATTGGAAGTCTCAGATAATGAGAAAATAATAAAGATTTTGACACACGGAACATCCACGGAACAAAACCTTTAGAAAAGCCTATAAATAAGCATAAAAAATGCCCCCTACAGGGCTCGAACCTGTGACCCATAGATTAAGAGTCTACTGCTCTACCAACTGAGCTAAGGAGGCATTTGTACTTAAGGTACTTAACCAGTATACTACCATCCCCATGGTAAATCAAGGGAATTTTCTCGAGAAATTCTCCGTTAAAAACAAAAAATGTCCTCTAAATTTTTAGAGGACTGTTT